GGATGCAGCTTGCGGAATCAATCTCAAAGTTGATGTACAGCACCCGTGACTTTCGGCACTGGAATCCAATCCACTTTTCACCGTTCGCCAGCGCAACCGCCAGTTCCATCAGGAAGAACGACTTGCCAGCTTTAGATGGGCCTGAGATCAGCATCTTGTGTCCCTTCCTCAGAATCCCCTCAATCAGTTCATCCGCAAGCGGCGGAGGGTCGATCAGTGCGTCAGACAGAGGAATGATGTCGGGCCAATCGTCCGTGTTGCTGTCATTGTATTTCACCCATGCGTCCCAGCTCGCGCACCCCACGTTAGTTTCCACCAACATCTGCCGGTTCGTTCCCCGGATGCAACCGGGGAGCCTTGACAGCCTGGAGGGGTTCTTGTTCTGGGTGTCCACCACCATGCCCTTGTTGGCGAGTATAGTGTACAGCATCTCCACCCTGTCGCGGTATTCTGCGGCATTGGCAGCGTCAATATGGACAATGGCGTGGATGCTCTTGCCCCCGCTCGTGACCATCGCCGCAATTGGTAGGTTCAGTTTGCGGTACATCCTGTACTGCGCGTCCAGCGGCATCGTGTCGGATTCCACCAGTGCGAACCTGTACGCCGCCACGTTGGAGTTGTTCACGCCCTCGCCATTGACGGGGTTGAACCTGATCCACGCCCCCGCTTCATGGCTGTAATCGCCTATGGTGTCGCAGATGTCCTCAGGATGCTTGTCCAACTGCTTCAACGTGTCCGCGCACGTTTTCCAGTAGGTTCCCTTGCCAGCGGGTTTCCACTTGCCGTCCTCATCCTGTTTAGCCTCGGTCACCCAGGAAATGTATTCATCTGGTTGGAACAAGGCTTGCAGATACCGCCTGAAATCCTCCACGGGATTCCATTCTGGCTTGGGCTTGTCTGCCCTGTCCCCGTCATATTCGATGACCCCGTCCCATTCCAGTGTTTCGTCGTTGCCGTCGAACGTGCGCCAGCCGTTGTCCTTCGCCAGCTTGAAGATGTAGGCTTGCGTGATGGGCTGTGCAGCTCCGTTGAAGCTGTTCCAGTGCTTGTCACAGTCGCCGGGATGGTATCTGCGAGAATCCTGTGCGCTCCACCTGTCCCACACGTCACAGCCCATACCTGCTTCCTTGATCGCCATGCCGACCTGAATCCACTCGGTGTAGGAGAGGGTGGAGCAGTCGATGTATTCAAGGGCCTGTTCGATGTCGGTCATGGTGTTACTCCTTATATGTACATATCACTTTATCGCTCATGACGGCCCCACAATTAAAACAGTATTTCAGTCTGTTGCCGCGCAATTCTCTTATGACATTCATCGAGAATGAAACACCGCATTCCGAGCAATGAAGAGATATTGCACTTCTTTTCTTTTTGGTATCGTATACCAATATCCATGCGGCTCCGGTTTCACCAGCTTCATCCTTTATTGCCTTTAATTCCTGTATCTGAACTTTATACTTCATATCTCCACCCCCTTCTGCCTGTATATCCTATGCCGCTTCTTCCACATGCCGACCATCATGCCGATATTACTATCCACAAAGTCGATGCACACGGGCTTGGCCTTGCCCTCAAACTTCCGCGCTATCCGTCCCAAACTCTGAATGATAACCGCTTCATCCTTCTGTGGAGTGGTCAGGAACAGGCGTTCCAATCTTGGAATGTCAAGTCCCTCGCGGCTGAGATTATAGCTGCTGAACAGGTATTTCTTCTCCCCCGTCCGCATCTGCTCTATCGCCGCTTCCCGCTCGGCCTTGCCCTTCTTGCTGGTCATCTTCCCGGAGATCATCACGGCATCTTTGCGCATATCTTCTGGCAGCATCCCCATCAGGGTTTCAAGGTGGGAAAGTCTGTCAGAGAGTATCAGGCAACTATATCCTTTATTCTCCACCAGCTTGTCCGCGATACACGCACAGCGTCCGTCATCCGCGCACAGCCCGTTTATCAGCTTCGCCCACACAATGCTCCCATCATCATTCATGGCTTCCTCTGGGAACTCCGCTTCGGTCTGCACCGTCTCCACGCTCACAGGCTCCACAAGAGCCTTTACAGCGTCCTCAGGGACGGTATAGACCACTCTCCCTATCAGCGCGAACGTCGCCCGTATAAGCCCGTCTGCGCGGTGTACGGTTGCGCTTAGTCCGTACTTGTGCCCGCATGACAGACTGTTCAGCACCTTCTCAAACATCGCCACGCCAGTAGCGGAACAGCATACCCTGTGACACTCATCGCAGATGATAACGCCCCAGGTATCACGGTATTCCTGCAAGTCCATCTTGCTCATGGTCTGCACCGTGGCGAACGTGATGCCCTTGCCGATGTCAACTTTGCCCTCGGTAATGGTTCCCATCAACGACTTGTCCATGTACCGCTCTGCGCGTTCTTTGCTCTGGTTCAACAGGTCTTTGGTGTGTGTCAGCCACAATGCCTTAACCCCGTAACGCTGGATCAGCGCAAGCCCCATCTGCGTTTTGCCGCATCCTGCCGGTGCTTGTAGGATGCCGTACCGCGCCTTGTGCGCCGCACTCACGGCCAATTCCTGATAGTCATACAATGGTATCGGTTCGCCGTAATCAATATGGGAGTGGTTGCGGAACAGGATGTTCATGTTGCCCAGAAGATGCCGCACATCCCGGAACACCCCGAACGGCATTTCCAACAGAGAGAGATTGGATGGAACAGTCTTTCCTGTCCTCCACAAGTCGATGGTCTCAGGTGTCTTACCAACCCACAGCCCCATGCGCTCTTTCTTGTAGTAGTCCGGGTTGGGGAGGGTCAGGTGATCTTTACACCACCCGACCAACTCCTCTGACGGCTCCACAACTCTGATGGTGCTGCCGACGTATGTCACCACGGCACATCATCATCCTTCACTTCGGTGAATCCCTTCATCCTGTCGGGGTCGTAGTCGTAGTACCGCTCGATCTGGTTATATGTTTTGCCATCATACTCCCTCGGCTTGAACGCCGCCATGCCGCGCTTGCCTACCGCGCCGGGGAAATCCATGCGCAGCTTCTCGCCATGCTTCTTCATGCCCAGACAGCGGAAGAACCCCGACAGCTTCCACTCATAGGCCCTGCACAGATACAGATTCTCGCGGAAGGTGGCCTTGCCACGCGGAACATCAATCGTGCCGCTGACCACCGCCATGTTGCAGGGCGGAATCTTCTCGCTGCCCTTGAACTGCTTGCGCTCGACGCCAGTCACCGTGAAGGAATAATCCCCCGGCTGCACCGTCACAAACTCTTGACCGTCGGATTCAATCTCTGAATCCCAATCAAAGACCTCGTTCTCGAAATCGCTCATTCTTCATCCTCCTTTTTCATCCCGTAATACGCCCGTATCACGTCATCCACCGCCAGCAGGTCGTTGTCGATCTCGTTCACCTCGAACATCCCCAGCGGCGTTTTCACCGTATCAAACCCGCTGTTGTGGGTGATGAACGTGTATTTGCCGTCCTTCACATGGGTCTTGAGTACGATGGTAAACAGCCCTTCCAGCGTCACGTACTGGTCGATCATGCGGCCAATGGTCTTGGCCTTTTCGTTTCCCACCTGGTCGCGATCAATGTGGCTCATGAAGTACACGATCATGTTCTCCGGCAGGTCGTTAATCACCGTCTGAATCAGCTTCCAGTGATTGTTGGCCATCTCGTTGTACTTGTCATAGCCCTTCTCAAAAGACCTGCGCATGAATGCGTTGACCATCAGATACTGACTGTCGTCAATCACGATGCTCGGCGTCTTTGCCGATTTCAGCGCCGCCGTGATCTTTGAATAATCGTCCGTGTTCAGCATCCGTATGCTGCTTCGGAACGGCAGGGGCTTGCGGCTCACATTGATGATGCTGAACCGCTCCGCCGGGCAGTTTCGCATCGAAGCGCTTTTCCCGGTTCCACTCTCTCCAAGAATCAAAACAGGTATCGCCATTGTTTTTCTCCTCTCGAAATCCAACCGAATTCTCGATAATTCATTTCATGGGGTGGCGGCTTTTGAGCCACCCATGAAAGAATGAATTATGCAATCCTGCAATCGAAAATATCTAAAACTACTTAAGGGTTTTTCCAGTTTTCGAAAGCCTTGATTTTGCAGGATTCGGACTTCCAACTTGCAAATTTCAGCCTTTCTCCTGAAACACAACCTTCAGCATTTCGCACAGCTTGTAGCTTTCCAGGCTGTCCACCAGCTTTTCCACCATGTCCAGCTTGGTCTTGGCCGCAACCAGCAGCGCGTACTCGTGCCGGGGAACCTTGACGGTTGTCACCATCTGCTCCTTCTTCGGCTCCTCACTCATCAGCCCAGTGAAAGTGAAAGTGTTTTCACCCATTGTTCAGCCCTCCTCTACTTCCTCAATCGGTACGAACTGCCCGCCAATCTCCAGCGCCTGATGCAGCGCTTTCAAGTGGTCATTCCACGCGCCGTAGTACCAGAACTCGCCATCCACCATGCGGAACACGATGTACTTGTACTTCCGTGCGCTCTCGCTCATGTTGTTGATTCTCACCGGAACCGCACCCCCACTTCCTGCTTGAACTCCACACCCTCAAACAGTTCGCCGGTTTCCTTATGCCGCTTGATGAGGGATGGCTTGTCCACCTTGTCAGGCTGGGGTTCACGGAACTCCATCGGGACTTTCGTCCAGTCGAGAATGTCCGCGCTCATGGGGTTGGTCTGCAATACCCACTTGCCGATACTGGTCTGAATCTTAGGCGTGTTCGTCATCTTCATCGCGTCCAGCATGGCGTTCTTCAACCGTTCGATAAGGTTCTCCCCCGCTGTGGCCTTTTTGGTCAGCCGCTTCGCCTCGGCCTTGTACCCGTCCACATCGCTCTGGACGTTTTTGATAACTCGGATATAGCCCTCTGCCTTCTCCGTCAGTTCGCCGTGGATGTCCACCAACGACTGTAGTATCTCGGCGGCTTCTTCCTCGCTCTGCGCGTTCGCGTAGGCATCCAGGAACCCCGCATACTCCGCGCTCAACTCATACAGGCTTGCCATCACAAATCCCTCCTTTTCACCATTACGCCGCGCTCAATCACCTTCAGACGCTTCATCTGCGTCACAAGGAAATTGTAGTGAATGTCAAGTCCGGGTAAGTCCTGCTGCATGGCCGCGTCCTCAACGTCCTTGGCAACTCTTGCAATGCTCCCCAGACATTCCCGCATCATCTCATCGGAAGTTTGCGCTATAGGATGAACCATGCCTTGCCTCCCTCTGCGGATTCACGTCTTTCAGCATAACGTGCGCCGCTGCCGCCCATTCTCTCATGTCCTCTTTGTCCGTGAAACTCAGTTCACAGTGCTTCGGCCAGTCCGGAGGACGAACCCTGTACAGCCTCCCGTCCCGTCTCCACGGGGCGAACTTCACTCGCGTTCCCATGCGATCACTCCAATCCGTCCATCTTCCTGACGTTCTGCAACAGTTCCCAGATATCGCCGGTGTCGGTGACCTTGTACGGCTTCATGCGCTTCTTGCCTGTTGCGAAGTCCCTGTATGCCAGGTACACAGTCTGCATACGGATGAGCATGTCGTTCTTATTGCCGTTCGACTTGTCCGTTCTCATGAAGTTCGCCAGCACCACAGCAGCGGAACATTCTCGCCCGTCAATCGGGAATCCAGTGTTCACGGCGTTGATGAACGCGCTCAAATCCTCCCTGTTGAATCCGTTGCGGAGCATCAGGTACGCGGCAGTGTACACATCACGCTTCGCGCAAACCGCCAATCCGCCAACCTTGCCCCTCATGCAGATGTTCACCGCGTCCGTGATCTCGTCCCGGTGTTCGAGGATGTAGGCCCGAACCGTGCCGTGCGCCTTGCCGGTGTAGGTCTTGCAGTTCGAAACCACCATGTTGGCAACTGTTTCGATCTGTGCGCCGCACCGGAGTTCCTGGCTGACCTTGCGAGGCGTACCCATGTCGAACGTAGTGATCTCAGGCGCAACACCGCTCACCACAAACATCTTCACCGTGACGCCCGCCAGCACGATTGCCATCAGCCGGTGCTGTCCGTTCTTGATGTTGCCGTCAGCGTCGATCACGATCGGTTCGCCGTTCAGAACCCAGTTCCCCGACTTCATATCCTTCGCATACGCATGAGCAATATTCATATTGATGCGCTTGCGCGGGTTCATGGCGTTGTGCAGCTTCAGCGCGTTGTCCGCCATCTGCGGGGTGATGTCAACCACCTTGCCCTGAAGCATAGGCCGGTCAACACTGCTCTTGAATACATCGTTTGTCACGACTTAAACCATCCTTTCTAACCGTTGTCGTGTCCTTCCATCCATCTGATGAACGCCAACCGTGGCACCTTCACCCGCGTCCCGATCACCGCCACGTTGAAGCCCAACCGCTCTGGATGCTGCTTCGCCGCAACCCTGATGTCCTGCGGGTCACACCCCAACACCGGGGCCACCTCGGCGGGCGTCAGCACTTCCTTCGTGCTGTTCCTGATCTCGTCAAGCGTCACTGTCATCACCTTTGGTCGCCTTCAGACCAGCATTGATAAGTTGACGTACAACCTCTCCCAGAGAACACCGTGCGTACTCGTCAGTCTGGCGTAGCTTTACGATTGCCTCCTCTTGTTCCTTGGTCAGGCTGATGGACAGCCGCCAGTCCTTCTTCTCATCACTCACCCTCTCACCCCCCTTCAAAAGTGTTTCGGTGTTTCACCTGTGATGATAATACAGCAAAAGTGTTTCACTGTCAATAGGTATCCGTGCAACTTTTCATCATTTAATCAAATTGTAACCATTGACACATTTCTTCAATGGTGTATAATATGTTTGAAAGGGGTGATAATATGCCAACAAGCAAACCACGCGCTATGATTACATTCAAGAGGCCGGAGGTTCGAATCCTCTCACCCAGACCACAAAAGTCCCGAAAACACAGCGTTTTCGGGACTTTCTCATTTTTGGTCAATGGCAGAAAATGGTATAAAATTTGATTCTACAACGTACATTACAACGTGCAAAAACAGAGGGCTTTTCAGCCCTCTTGAATTATTCAAGAACCCTTATTTATCAGGCGGTTCCAGCTTGTTGTACTGCGCCGTGGAGATGCCGAGCAGCGCACCGATGCACAGGGAAACAGCCGTACAGGTGGCAAGCACTTCGTCACCGAAAGGCCAGCCCCATATTGCAGCCAGCGTTTTGTAGCAAATTCCGAGCGCATCCAGCGCAATGAGAGCAACCCACTTGAGTACGTCATATACTTTGTTCGGCAGCACACTCATCCCTCCTTACGCTTTCTCACCGATTGCGATCCAGTTAACTGTCGGCGTGATATTCGTCGCAGTCGAATTGAAAAATCTGACCGTAAATCCATTCTCCGTAATCGTGCGGGCCATCACCCAAAGGCTAACGTTGGCTGCATTAGTGTTGGTGATCGACCCGGCACTCAGGCAGACGATGATCAACGGAGTCGTATCTGCCTTGAACGCTTCCGAGAACTCGATTTCCAAATCACCGTATCCGCTCTTTACGGACGACTCAAAAGCATCTTTACCGCTCTGGATGTACAGCCCAACATCCCCTCCAGACTGATCCACCCAGCCAACATCATAATCCGCATTGGAGACTTTCCCCAACACCTGGCCAACGCCCCCTCCGGGTGGTACTCCAGAGCCGTCCTCGCCCTTTGGCCCCTGCGGGCCGGGATCGCCCTGTGGCCCTTGCGGTCCCGGTTGACCGTCCAGCACAGTTGCAGTCTGTGGATCGTGCCGATAGTCCTCCACGGTAACCTGTACCCCGCCATCGGTCCGCTCCACGCCAATGGTCGGACTGATTGCCTCTATAGTACGGATCTGCTCGACGTGAAGCGCGACGAAGCTCTCGTTCTCGGAGACAGTCATCGGGATAGTGCCTCCGTTCTCCGCAACTCTAATCGGTATCGTCTGCATATTCGATCACCCTCTCCAGCAGCACCCGTTTAACGGTGAGTGAAACGATTTCCGTAGCCTCGGCATGACCAGTCTCGTCGATAAACCGCACCTGCACCGTCGCCTCTCCAATGGACAATTTCAGTGTGTCCTCCTGGCTCAGGGTAAACGCGATCTCGCTACCATCGGCGGTGACAGTTACGCTCAACTGTTCACCAGTCAGCGTTAGCTTTTTATTTCCCTGAGCGATGGTGACATATACGGTTTTATTGGACAGGTCTACCCCATCCAGCGTCAGCACATAGTCCGGTGTCGTTCCTCTGATCAATTACCTCACCCTCCCCTTCAAGTCCTTTATGTCATGTTCCACTTCGTTCATGCGCCCTTCAAGCTGATAGGTTCGCTCGATCATATTATTGTGGCGCTCAACCTTCCGCGTCAGTTCATCGATCTTCGTGTCCGTCACAGCCTGATGCCGCTCCAGCTTCGCGTCGATCTTCGCGTCCGACAGTTCCGACTTCTTGTCCAGTTCGGACAGTGTGTGTCTGTTCGCCGCCCATACCGTGATGACCGTGCCCAGCAACGATATGACGGCTACGATTATTGCGTCGCTCATGCCTATCCCTCCACCTTACTGTACTTGCCGGACACCCATGCGTTCTGGTTCTCATACTCCACAAGATACCACGGATAGTCATTGACTGTATTCACTTCGCCCTGGTAGGGAATCCGGTCGCCCTTGTGCGCCACGCCCAGAATCTTTCCGTTCGTTCCGGGCGCCGTCCGTATGTTCACGGAGTTGCCCGTGATCAGGATGTACGCCAGAGGGCAGGAATCGCCGTTACAGCCCGTCCAGTGCGAGAGGTACTTCTCTGTCTCCGCGTCGTAAACGCCCGTCACAGCCAGTCCTGCGGCCTCCTGGAACGCCTTGACAGCGTTCGCCGTCTCCGTGCCGTAGTCCCCGTCCGCGCCGTACTTCGACAGACAATCCGGGTTCCACTCCAGCAGCTTCTCCTGCATGGCCTTGACTTCCGAACCTTTATCGCCTTTGGTCAGCAGAACGTTCGTGTTTTGACGAACCTTGCTCCCGTAGGTGATGTTCGTCGCCGCGTGATGATTCACGTACAACAGTATGTCACCCGGCAGAAGATACTTGTCACTGGTGATGTACTTGCTGTCCGTCAGCGCCTTGAAGCCAGCCGCCACGAATCTAGAACGCATGTTCCCGCTGTACGTATCAATGGGAATGCTGGACAATGCCGGAATTCCCATGATATAGCCCACGGCCTTCACGTTCGCCGTCACGCCTGCTGTACAGTCCGCCTCGCAGGCCACGGTGATCTTGGAAGGGTCGAACCCGGCCTTTTGAAGCTGCTGCCAGTAGGTCGTGCGCTGCCACTGGTCATAGCCGATTTTATCATTTTGCGCCGCCGCAATCGCCAGTTCAGCGATTTTCAGACCAACCGCCGCGTCAGGATAGCGCAGCACCACGCCCCAGGGGCGGCTGTACCACGCCTTCAGTTCCCATTCGTGCCCGGTCTGATCTCCGGCCTTGCCACCGTGATAGCCATTGTTCTCGTCATGCCCGCTGTTGGAGATGTAGTGTATGCCCGTTGAATACAGATACTTGTCGTAGTTCACGCGCTCACCGCCATACGCATTGTAGTAGTTCATGCCGTACTCCGCCCGCTTGGCCTTCACGCTGTCGCTCTGATTCGCAGGCTTCTCGTACTGCGTCAGGATCAGGTCAGACGCTTCCCGCACACTCTTTGCGGATTTCAGAGCGTCCACGATGCCCTTATAGGCGTTCAGTTCCTCCCACAGATAGTCAAGCTGCATGTTCAGATCGCCGATGGAATCGCCGCGTTCCTGCGCATACTTCAGCAGCTTCTCCTTGCGGCTCCAGTACGTCCACTGAGCCAGCCCATAGCCCGCGCTGTCGTGGATGAAATTGGTGTACTTCCCGCTGTCCACGGCGTTCGTGTAGCTGTCGTCCGTGTACCCCAGCTTCTTCTCATAACTCTGCTGGAGGTTCCTGGGGTTCAATGCGGATTCCGCGTAGAGATTCCCCATCAGCCCAGCCACGCCATAGGCGTTGTCCAGTTTCTCGCTGAGATAGTTCCAGATCGTCTGCTCATTCATGGCCTGTCACCTCAAATCGCGGTACCCGTAAACCGATAGACCGTGCCCACAGTCGCGCTGCTGCCGCTTGAATCGAACGTGACGCGCCACACGAGCATATACTGCGTATTGGCCTGTCTCGCCATGAACTCGAAGATCGTGTCCGTCAGACGGCACACCACGCCAAAGGTGATGGTTGACACTTTCGCCCCGGTCAACAAGCTGGTCGTGGGCGCGTTGCACTTGTACGTGGCGGTCGTGTTGGTCGCAATAACGGACAATTCCTCGTACAGTCCAGACCACGACGAGGCTGTCAGATACAGCCCGAAAGCCATGTTCAGAACGCCCTGCAAGCCCGCCAGAGAGTTCACGCCCGTACCGCCGTTCGCCAGCGGCAGAACGCCCGTAACACCGGGGGAAGGGCTTGCCTTGAACACGTTGTCCGCGTCACTGGACGCCAGATTGACTTGCATCGACGGATTCACGGAAATTCCGCTGCCGCCGTGTTCAACGCTCACCACGTCCCCACCGATATTTGAGAGTATCGCCTCCGCCAACGCCTGATAGTCAATTTTGAACGAGTATTCGCCGCGTTCAATCAGCATTTCATCCCCGTCAACCGGAACGGTTATAACGGGCAAACCGTCAATAATCGCCATGCGCTGTCCCTCCTTACGATATGTCAACAATCATGCCGCGCCTGACGGTCACAGTCCTGCCGTCTGCGGTAGCGAATGTGGTGTTGATGCCCTTGTATTCCGTCGCGCCCATGTTCTCGCTGGTGTAAATGTCGCCGTACAGATACACACCATCCTCGTTGACGCGCATCCGCGTATATGCCCCTGTTTGAAGTTCAAACTCAGATTGCAGCAGCATCCGCAGCCCCGCCACGTAGGTACGCAATATGGCGCTGTCCGTCTGGGAATTGCCGGAAAAGACAATCATCTTCGGCAGCGAGGTTGAACCGCTGTCATCATACCAAAACTCCAGCCGCCCGCCATGCAGGCTCACCCTGCGCGGGCCGTCCGTTGTGGTCACCGTACTCAAATCCAGGTCGAAGTAGGTACTTCCATCCTCGCTCTTCAATCTGCCAGCGGTAATTATCCTTGCGGAAATCTCGCCAGCGCGAATATAAGACGCATTTAGATACACCTTGCCGTTGTACAGTATCAACCCCTGATCCACGCCGCCATTGGTCAGTATGTTGAATATCTCCTCCTGCGTCAGCGTATCCGCGACGCTCTCACCCATCGCTATGGTAGCCTGTTCGATCAGCCGCCCCTGCTCCATAGTCACGCTGGACTGTGCCGAGGTGCTGTTGACCTGCGCGGTGGAGCCGCAGCCCTGAAGCGCGGTTGTCCCGTTCAGAGAGAAATGAACGTTCGTCACGATGCAATTCACGCTGTTGTTCCCGGAATCCACGAACGAAATCACGTCCATAGGCCACAAGTATGGTGCCGCAATCACGGTTGCGCTGAACGGTCTATAGGTAAATCCGATCAGGCTTGCGCTCAGTGCGTTCAGCACGTTCGCGGCGCGTCCAGCCGCCAGATAATTCCCCGTCAGGTCAAGCGCGTAGGCGTCCAACCCCACGGAAGCGCTCTTACCGTTCGGATTCGTATAGGTCAAGCCAGTGACGAGTATGTTGTTTTCATATAAGTCACTCGAAAACCTGTTCGTTTTGTCTGCTACATATCCCGTAGTCTGGTCATACCAGGTGAATCTCAATTCGCCGTTCCAGTCTATCCATGCGTTTGTGCCCATCAGGCCAGCGCACCACTGAATGATGCTCCGCAAGCTGTACGTCTGCTGCAAATCCGGCATGGCCGTAATCACCATGCTGCTGTTCGGAAGCCCTGACAAGTCCTGCGAACACGTCACGCCGGCGAAGCTACAAGCCGCCGCCACGATCTCGGCAACCGTCATCGGCATCTGAAAGCCCGTCATGATGTACAGCGTATTCCCGCGTCCATCTTGCAGCGTGTTCCCGCGCCCGTCCTGCAAGGGTTGCATGACAGGATAAGCCAGGTCGAATTTGACCATCCTGTCCAGCGCGTGTATCGTAATGGTGGAAAGCCGCCTCGGCTGTTCGTCGGAGATGAAGTACCCGCACGGAATGTACGTGATTGTGGGATTCTCCCGTTCCCAATCGGCGATTCCGATTTCCACGAACAGTTCCGCGCCCTCAAACACTATGTCGTTGAACTGCCCTTCCCGGTTGTCCAGCCTCAAAGTCAGTTCTGAGGCTATGGCCGTGCCGATCTCCAGCTTCTCGCCGTTGCAGGAATACCGGTCAATCTCGAACCCGCCCTCCATCACATTCGCGTCCGTGATGCTGATTGCGGTTCCGTTCCTGTCCGTCCCCGTAATCCGCAGCACCTGCCGCTGCTCGGCGTCAAACAGCGCCTTGACAGCGTTTGAAACAGGATACATACAGCCTCACCTCCTCACTGCTCAATGATGTTGAACGATATAGTTCCTATTCCCTTTAACCGGGAGAAGGAACTCACGCTCCGGTCGCCCACATAGAAGCGCTTCGTCTGAAAGGCCATCGCCTTATAGTCATAGTAGTTGATGTTGATGTACTCAGGATTGAACGCGGTCAGGATCACCTGCGCGTCCGCGTCCGATACATTCTGCCACTCCAGTTCGATGTGGACTTTCTGAGCAATCTTTTCTTTGTGCATCAAGCCGTCCTCAGTGCGGCCCGCGTCCTTGCTCGATACGTCGCTCAGCTTCCAATCGTACTTGGAGGGACAGGGTACCGCCGTCCCGCCTACACTCTGTATCGGATTGTAGTTTTGATTCGGCATATCCTGTCCCTCCTCATCAGGTTCCTACGGGAATCACGGTCGTTCCAGCCCTGCGATTCGCACGGGCCTGTGCCCTGCTGATGCCGCTGGTCGTGATCTCCGCTGTGAAGTCCTTGTCGTTCAACTGCCGCAGATAGTCATTCTGTTCCCGCAGCAATTCATTCTGGCGCATGGTCGCGTCGTTAGTCTGTCTGACCATCTCCATCAGCGTTTCCATGTCCTCGCCGTTCATGCCGTCCGCGCCCTTGTACATCTGCGTCGCCGCAGCCGCAAAGTTCGCACTCGCCGGGGCCATCGCCGCCTGAACCGCAGAGTACATGGTTGCCGCAAGCTGAGACTTGTTCAGCACCTCAGTCCTGCCGCCGATGTGGCCCACCAGTTCAGGCCCTGCCTCGCCTGCCGCAAAGATCGAACCCGCGTTCAGGGTTCCGCTTGCGTACTGCGGAATGTCGCTCCATACTCCGTTGGAGTATACGCCGCCCATCTTCTGTACCTCAAGTCTCCACTGGTTGCTTCCACCAGGGGATACCGTAATGATATTACCGCCGCGCTGAGACACTTGCGCACTGACTTTCACGTTGGCCTCCAGATCGTCGATGCCAAGGTACTCCAGGAACGACTTGGTTCCCCACGCTTTATTGGCGTCAACGCCAACGTTTTTACTCAGTTTATTGCCAATTCCCAGATATGAAAGGAATGGCGTATTAGTAATTCCCCACTGTGACAAGGCGTCAACATAAACCGCTATATCCTCATCGCTAATGCCAAGATAATCAACCAGCGACCCAGTCCAGTCCTTTACAGCATCGACCCCAACCTCAACGATATGTGCCGCGGTAGCCCATGACTTTTTGGTATTATTCCACCATGCGTCCCAGATTGATTTTGTTATCGTGCCAAGGGTTAGCGGAACTTGAAATTCAACCGTATCGCCACTGCCCGCGCCGCTGCCAAAGCTGTCTTTCATATACTGTTCAACCGTAGTCCAGCCGTCCTTTTGCATCTTGACGTTTACGGTAATGGTGGTTGTTTTATTCTGCGTTTGTACAACTTGCCATGCGTCCGCGTCCCACGTCACTTCAGACTTGCGTATAGCGGCGACTACAGTTTTAAGTACCTGTCCACCTAACATTTGCGCGGCTTTCCAGGCATCACTGTTCCATGTGACTTCAGACTTCCTTGTGGCAGCTACGACTGTTTTCAGAATCTGTCCGCCGAGCATACGTGC